ACCACACCGCCTGCTTATACCTATTTTATTCCTTTTCGGAATCCTGGTCAACAGGTTTAGGGGTACTTTCATAGACATTTACATCAAAAATGCTCTTATTAAGCATCCAATGTAATAGGGCTACGTTATTAACAGATGTCTTGATTGTCATACCGCCTTCTTTGGTCAATCCAATGACGGTTGCGGCCTGATAGTCAGCATCTTTAGCTTCATCAAGGATGTTCTGTATTACTTCACTCATTTTATTCTCCTATAGAGTGGTTACGAAAAAAATTTGGCTTATAGGAACGTCATAAAAACGTTCTCCGTGCCTGATATTGATGTTGGATACCGTCGTTATAGGAGCGTCCAACAAGTTCTTCCTGCTTAGGATTGCTGCCCGTGTAAGGCTGTTATTGAAGACCATAAATTTAGTAGGTTTCTTCAAAAATTTGGCTTTTCGGACAGGAATATGAATACTGTCGTATTTAAAGTCCTGCCCGTGCCAAACCGTCTTAACTTCCACCTCACAGTAGAAGCGTCGAGTATCTTTTTCGACAACTAAATCGACATCATAATCATCTTCATTGTCATAACAAACGTAACCGTTAGAACACCAAAACTTTTTGGCAGTTTCTCGTGCAGGATCGTCATAATGATCAAACGTTTGCTTGTTAAAAGCTTTGTACACACAGACCTCTTTTGTTGTCGCTGTAAGCAGCGTTAAACCCCCTATCCCACTCTTTTTTGAGCCATCCTCTGTAAGGGCAGTCTAGCTGCCCAAGAAAAAAAGCTTTATATCCTAGGCGGAAGGCTTGGCGCATCGCTACTCACACTTACGCAAACCAGTTGTTGGATCGTAGTAGCAAGCGCCACCTTCTTCGATGAAGTTGTCCTCTTCGACCTCTGGTTCTTCCGCAATATCCTCTGATGCAGAAGCGTTTAGAATGCCGTAGCGCTTACCTGAAGCACGAAAGGTTGTGCAGCCTGATGATCCGCCTTCATAGGCGTCCATATAGACCTGCTTAAACTCTTCCCATGTTACATCATCACCAACGTTACATGTCTTACTGCAGGCGCTGTCTACGAAGCGTGAGGCTACATTCAGAACATGTACATGGTCGAACACAGACAATTCGTTCGCTGTTTTTCCGCTTATTCCAAACACACGATATCCGTAGTCATCTACCCGCTCGACTTTTGGGCCATCAAACGTTTGGATAGTTCTGTTGTATCCTAGTTCAAATACAGGTTCGATGCCCGACGATACGTTGTCTGCGGACAAACTGATAGTACCTGTTGGGGCTACGGAAAGTAAGTGAGAGTTACGAATACCATGCTTTGCAATGTCTGTACGGATAGACGAAGGCAGGGACATTGCAAATTCACTGGTCAGGTAATCCTTTTGGAACAGCGGGAATGCTCCCTTTTCTTTCGCTAGTTCAATAGAGGTACGATATGCCTCGTTGCGGAGAGTACCCATAATCTCTTCCAGTACACGGATAAAGTCATTAGAGCCATACTCAAAGCCTAATGCCTCAATAGCGTTTGCTACGCCTGTTACACCTAGACCCATACGGCGCTTGTTCTTGGCTTCCTGTTCCTGCTCTGGCAGCGGATAGGTTGCACGATCTACAACGTTGTCCATAGCACGGACGACATGCGGAATATCATTCTTCAGCATGTTCATGTTGAACACATACTTACCGTCATGCTCTATGATGTATTTTGTTAGATTAAACGAACCTAACAGACATGCACCGTTTGGTGGCAGAGGTTGCTCCCCGCATGGGTTTGTTGCCGCAATAGTTTCACAATAATGCAGATTGTTCTTACGGTTGATGCGGTCAATGAACAGAATACCAGGTTCTGCCCAATCCCATGTAGAGCGTAGGATATCATCCCATAGCGCACGGGCGGATACAGTCTTATAGACACGGCCTTCAAACTCTAGGTCGAAGTCCTCATTTTCCTTTACCGCTTCCATGAACTTATCAGTCACGCCGACAGAGATGTTGAACTGTGTTAGTTCTGTGCTGTTGTTCTTAGCACGGATGAACTGCTCAATATCAGTATGTTCAACACGTAGTACACCCATCTGTGCGCCACGGCGGTGACCTGCAGAAGAAATAGTCTTACAGATAGCATCAAAGATACCCATGAAACTCATAGGACCACTAGAACGGCTGTCTAGGCTGCGGATCAATGCGCCTCGTGGGCGTAGTGTGGAAAAGTCATAACCGATGCCGCCACCAAGCTGCATAGTCTTAGCAGCGTTACGAGCCGCCTGCATGATGCCTTCCATGCTGTCTTCAATCGTCATGCTCACAAAACAGTTGTAAGGCGTCACACGACGGGGTGCGCCCATCGCAGACTGTACACGTCCTGCAGGCAGAAAGCGCTGGTTGTACAGGATAGTGCGGAAGTTATCGAAATGTGCTTCGTCGTCTTTAAGCGCCTCTGCAACCCTTGTCATAGCCTCACGAAAGGATTCTCCTTCGGAGCGATACTTCTGTGCATGGATTTCTTCTGAAATTGGAAGCGTTGGCCCGTATTCATTTTTTATCATTGTTGTTCCCTCAAACTAAATCATTAAGATCAGGGGCTTTGTAATTAGGCCCCTTTAAGACTTTCCCATCCTCACGGTAGATGGGCTTACCGTCAGTGCCTAACTTTGACATGTTAGATGCATGAACCCGCCGCACAGCCTCGTCTAAATCCCAGCCAAATGTGGCAGCGAACCCGTATGTGACGTAGGCTAAATCGGCTAATTCTTTGAGAACATCTGCAGCTTTTACAGCGTCTTGTACTTCCTCAAATTCTTCTTTTAGCAGTTTGAATCGTAGCATGTCTTTATCACTGCCTCTTTGCCACCCGTGTCCTGTTGATTGATTAAAAGTACGTGCAAACTGTTCCACCATGTCTAGTGGTGTCTTGCCGAGGTACGTGTATGGATCTCGTACTTTTTCGTCATCTTCATCAAAGTACTCATAGGCATATTCTTGAGTCATAGATGCTCTCCCCTTTTGTGCATTTCGATTAAGTCCTGTGCAAAAAACATAATTTTGTTCAGGTCATACAGAACGTCGGTTCCGCTTTTTTCCCCTAGTCGAAAGCAGGCTTTAAAAATGTCACCTCTGCTCTTCGACATTCCTTTATAACTGATTAGATGCCTTAACTCCGTGGCGTGTTCAGGCAATTTGTAATAGTCAGTGGATAAACCATCCGAAGCAATTTTCACTCTGTCGGACGGATTTTTGTCAGATATAGGAATCTCTTTCCACTTCGCCATCTAGTTCAGCTTCTTCTTGTTAAAGGGGACAACATTATGCCTTGGGATTGAGTCTAAAAGCTCATCTGCTGGCTCAAAATCGATGTCGTTGTTTAAAACATCATCAAGTAATCTAAGAGTTGATCCTATGTTGATGAAAAACGGTATGGCATTCTCGATCATCATGTTAAGACCTAGGCTTAGATCTATCAGAGCGTCAGCATATTCTGGGTCCAGTGTATCAGGAATGTTTCCATCCGAAGCTAGGTGAAGCTCCCCGCTTTTCTCATCTACAACCACAGTTAATCGAACGCTATTTTCTGGTGGTTTGTTTTCTACCATTCTTTTTTCCAATCAGTTCAAAGAAGTGTTCGGCATCCATGACCGCCAGAGGCTTCTGCCGATCTGCTTTTATAATTGCTATTGGTTCAGCTTTTTGAGGGCAGTTAGAAGCAGCTTGCTCCATGAATTTGTAGACACTTATGTTTTTCAGAGCCTTGCATTCCACGGAGTAAGGGAAGAGTCTTCTAGCCGCAGGAGACAGTTGTACGTCTTCTCCCCCTGCACCCATGCTCGTTGAGCGAACATCGTCTGGTTCCAATTTAGGAAACAAAGCTAGTATTTGATCTCTTACCCACTGCTGGTGTCTTCTCCCCTTAGCCTTTGCAGACGAAGGTTTGATAGCCATCATTCATCCTCTACAAACCAATGCATTGGTGGTTTCTTAGCTTCGCTTTTTGGATGAGCCATATACTTTGCGGAAGGCCAACAAGAAGACATATAATCACAAAATTCACACGTCTTACAAAGACGTTTAAGACCTGTGCGCTTTCCTCTAAATGTATCGACGATTGGTTCAAACTTACGTTTGAAAGGATGGTTATCTTTTACGGCTGTAACATTGAACTGGATTCCGAAAAGGTTGGCTTTCTTTTCATTTTCCGTAATGTCCGCCTCAACAACTTCCATACGTCCGTCCGACTTATTCATAACAAGCCAGCCGCCTACATCTTTTCCCTTTGCATTGGCATACCCAGTTAGCTGTCCGATGTAGCCAAAGTCATCACTGTCTCTCAATCCCTCATAGCCATAAGACCATTTGTTATCGAAAGCCCAAGGGGAACAGCTTTTAACGTCATAGATTTTATTTTCTATTTCGACGTCGTATGTCCCTTTGATAGTAGTTCCATCTACCTCAAGCTCCACCTCATCATTACAGCCTGTCATATTGACCGACGCCAGCCCTAAATAGATGTTCATGATCGCCTCGACAGCATCACCGATCATCATTTGGGCTTTAAAATTATAAGGCTTACGCTTAGGGGTAGCCCCTGATGCAGCCATTTGTAGCTGACACAGGGGTTTACCTACATTTGACATCCTTAAACGAAACCCCTTTTCTTGTGAGGGAGATAAATGACGCATCCACGCTTCCCGTAGTGCCTCTAACGCCTCATCAACGAACTTCTTCGGGTCAGGAAGACCATCAAATTCATCGTTGCTGAGTTTATCTCCTACCATTTGGAGTTCCAGACCAAGCATTATACGGCCTCTTCAAAGTCGTCGTCTAAGCTATCACCGAGTGCATCAATAGCTACTTCATCCAAAACGTTTTCACGAAGCGCCTCAAAGTATTTCTGATCCACCCATTTGGTTTCTTTATCGATGTTTTCAGCAAACACTTTCATTGTTTCTATTACCTGTGAGGTCATAGGCAATGTAGTGGACATATCGACGTCGTATTTATAAACGTACCATGATACAGACCCATTCTCTCTGTAATCCGATCTTAAAGTACACTGATACTCGAACAGATTACGGTTTTTGGGTATTTTCTTTATAAATTCATGATAGAAGCCGCCATAAGTCGTGTTTTTTAAAAACAGTATGCAAGGCAAGTTTTCTACACTTTTTTCTTCGCCATCAACTGTCTTACCAGACATTGTAACAAGACCCCGCACGATACGATGTTTCATATCACGCCATTTTTTTGCTTCGTCATATGACATTTCTTTTTGTGCTTCCCACGATGGGGTTCCACAAGCAATGCCGCCGAGTGTATCCCTTGCTTCCTCTCTTGCATTGTTTATTGGACGAGACTTACAGATAAGCCGACGTTCCCCATCTACCTCTCCCCATTGGAAGTATTGGATGTGAGAACATAAGGGGCGGAAGGTAGCAGTTTCTGCAAAAAAACGATCATGATGATTTTTGAGGTAGAAATACCCCTCTGGTATCGGTTTTTTTGTATCTTTGTCCCTGCTTTTGAAATTAATCGCAAGCTCTGGCACTTTCAGTATTTCAGGTGCCGTGTTGCCTGTTTTAATTCCCAAGATGTTGGCTACTTCTTTAAGCTCGCTGCTCTCAAACGTTACGAGATCATTCATATTTAGATCCTCTATTAAGTGGAGTTATAGTATGGCATAGTTAAGTGGCGTTAGTCAATCATATTCAGTTTGATCTAACCAATTTTGCCCGTGTGATATCTCTATTTTCAAAGGTAGAACAAAAGAGTAGTTCCAAAGCTTTTCAGCCTCTTCCGTAACCCCTTCCATCGCCCAACGAAGAGCGTCTTTTACCTGCTCTTCCTCTTCAGGATGGGTATCCACCACGATTGAATCATGCACTGTCAGGACGAGCTTGGAGCGTAAGCCTAATTCCTGAAATTTTCGATATGCACGAATGCAGGAAAGCGGAACAATGTCTGCTGTTGCTGCACTTTGAACAGGATAGTTAACTATCTGCGTGTAGTAGGTTGTACGATTATTTCGTGTCCGACGTACATTAGGCCAGAAGAATTGTCGGCCTGAAAATATGCGAACATGCCCGTCTTTTAGAACACCACTAGCTAGGCGCTGGTGGTATGCTCCCAGCCCTTTGTAGATGTTAAAAAACTCTTGGAAGTAAGTCTGTACATGAGGCTCTTCTCCTGCACCAATTCCGCCATAAATCGGTGCAAAACTAAATTTTTTACTATCCTGTCTTTGATCTTTACTTACTTTTGATACGTCACATTGGTGAATAATAGAAGCAGTCTGCTTGTGCAGATCCTTACCATTCAGCACATCAGATATAATCTGTGGGTCACGGGATAGTTCTCCACAGATGACGAACTCTAGGGCCGAAAAGTCGGCTTCAATCACCAGACCGTTTTCGAACCTACTCACCATAGCCTTACGCACAGGGAAACCACGCTTTGGCATGTTCTGTAGGTTAGGTGATGTAGAAGACAGGCGACCAGTAGCTGTGATGCACTGATTAAACTGTGTGTGCAGGATGTCGTCTGCTCTAGTCCAGTTCTCTATACCTGCAATGAATGAGTCGAGGTAAGTGTTGATAGCATTCAAGCGACTGATTTTAGTCAGGAATTTTACCGCTATATCATTCTTCTTGCGCTTGGCCTGTGCAATCAAAAGCTTGATCGTATTTTTGTCCGTCTTGAAGCCATTTATGGAAGCATAGGACGGGTCATCAGGGGTCAGCATCAAGCCTGCGGTCTTGTCCGTATCCTGATAGAAAGCCCCTACACCATTGCAGTCGGTGCATTTGGATAAATTCTTATAAGGTTCACCAACAACTTTGTACTTCTTACCATCCTTCTGACGGGTGACCTTCTTGTACTTTTGTATCTTGCCTCTGCCATCACATGTGCGGCAGCAAATGGCGACAGTACGCTTTAGAATGCTTGTAGTTGACCGTACCGCCTTGTAAAACTCTGTTTTATTCATTTTAGGCGGATATAAAGGCTTACCTTTGCTGTCTACTCCGATGTTCCAGACCTGAATATGGCGGTTGCGGTCAATGACTTCACGGCTATAGACCACCTTGGTCATATCAGCGCCCGAATTTAGGTTGATTGGTGTATCACCCATCACCTCTTCTACTATTTCTTCAAGAAGTTTAGTTAGCTGTTCCTTTTCAGCGGTAAACTCTTCTTTAATGCGTTTCAGGGCTTTGCGGTCAATACAAACACCGTTACGTTGTATCTCCACTAGGAACATCAGCATGTCGTTCATCAAAGAGATGACGTTGTTTAGGGACAGGTTGTGCTCCTGCTGTAGGTCTTCTTGTTGTTGGTAAAATATCTCACGGCAGGAGATCACATCCGCTTCTGCATATTCCAGAACGGTTTTCAATGGCATAGCCTCAAAGCCTATACCTTTCTTAAACATGTCGTCTACCAGATCAGACTTTTTGCGTGTCACATTACGACGTTCTGCCGTGGCTTTTAGTGATAGCTGGCGGCGTTGGCCCTTGGAGAAAACATATTCACCAATCATGGTGCAGTAGACAGGACAGGTAATCTCAAAACCCGCCTCTAATAGCCACTCCACGTCAAACTTAGCGTTGTGGGCGACAAGCAATTTTGCCTTTTTCAGGGCGTCCTGTAGCTTTTCCTTGCTAGCCTTTTTCAGGGCGTCCTGCAGCTTTGTCTCACTAGCCTGTTCTTTGTGGTTAAAAACGAGATGAGTGACAGGGTCTTGGTCCAGCGCAAAGTGTGCCGACACAAGTTTGTTTTCTGGGTGGTAAGGGGTGTTATCTATTTTTCCCCCAAGGTCTTTAACGGTAACTTCTGCATCGAAGAAGAGAATGTGGTTCAATGTGATTGTGTGGTTCATTTAATATTCCAAAGTTTTTTGTGGTTAGATATTAGCTTTTGCCAAAGTGTAATTTGCTCTTCGATCAGCTTGGCCTTTTCTTCCTGAACAATCCGATAATGTGCCTGATGCGCTTTCAGTTGTTCTTCATAAAATTCCTTTAGATCATGTTCATTCAACATAACGGGATACCTCTGGTTCAATGTTGCAGGTGATGCAGCCGTGATAGCCACTGAGTTTATTTTTGGAGATGTTAAGGAAACGTGCATGATCAGGGTTGTCGTCGTCGCCGTTGCCATTATGTTTACCGATGCCGATGATCAAATCAGCCTCTGCGGCCTTGCCCGTCTTACTGCCTTCAAGCATTGAGAAATCGATGCGGGTGCGGCCTTCGGCGTCTGCAGATGCTTGACTTACGCCGATTAGGGCGCAGTCGTGTCGCTTCGCCAATTCACGAAGGCTGCGATACAGTTCCCGAATGCGTTCGTGAGAAGCATTATAGTTTCCTGCGATGTTCACCTTGTCTGCTTGGTCAATGATCAGAACATCAGGTTTATGCTTATCGCAGTAGGCGTCTATCTTTGGTAAATCCCACTCTTGGATGTCCTTCATAATCAGACGGTCCCGAATGCTCATATACATCGCCGCTGCTACTTCAGGATTCTCGGCTATTTCCTCACGGGTCATGCCGCTACAGGCTTGAATAGCCCGTAGCTTTGTCCGACTGGTCTTCTCTTCATTACCTAAATAAAGAACCTTAGCACCCTGTTGGCAAAAGCCATTGGGTCCAGCAACCAAGCTGATAACGAATGCAGACTTACCTGTTTCAGGACGGGCAAAGACGATACCAAACTCAGATGCACCTATGCCGTAGACGTTACGAGAAAGAGTTCTAATATTAAACTCCCACCTGTTATCGTCTGACGTTTCTGCAAGAAGTTCATAAATATCATCGGTTGTAGGCTCTCCAAAATCATCGGGCATATAACCTTCTTTGACACGAGCTAGTAAGTCGTGCAGCCGTGTCATGGCAGAGGCATCACCCTCGCTAATGTTGATGCCCATGTTGGCTATCTCACGCCCTGTCTCACGTCGCCATAAGTTCTCAATAACATCCGAAGCAATATCATGACTCATAGGCGTAGCAGCCTTGATCGCATCTACGATATCACGGAAGTCATTGATCTCTGACGTAGTGGCTACAGGATTCTGAGTAAGCCAGATGCCGTAAAGATCATCAGGGGTTAAATCATGTGAGTATTTTTGGTGTGCTGCCTTTAGCAACGAATACATCTCACCGACGTCTTCGGAAAACAAAGATTGTTTAAGCCTGTTTTGGGTGGAAGAATAAACCTCGTTGTTTAGCAGAGTTTTTACCAGTGCTAGTTCCACTATTACTGCTCCCTTTGTAATTAGTAAGGTGGCATAAGATAACAGTGAATTAAAATAAAAAAAGCCCCAATCTTTCGATCAGGGCAATTTTTTTTGTTATGCTTGAAAATCAGTTACTTCTGAATTTCATCTTAGTTATGTCAGGTGGGATATCACCACGGCGCTCCTTCATATCTACCTGATGGAACACCACTCTCTTGTTACCTTTGACTATATTAGCAACGGCTTGTTCTAACCGTTCTTGTTCTTCTGCGGCTTCCTTAAAGCCGCCTTCGATATCATAATCTAATATCACGATCCCACGTATTTTCATTTTACCTTTTCCTTGAGTTTAACGTCGGTACTAGGCCAGCTTCGACGGGGGTTTGTTGATGACCCAGTTGTCCTCTGGGTAGTGATATCATTTATACATACAACTAGGGGGTCCGCTAGGGGGATTCTGCAATGAACTCACATAAATCATCATGGTAATAGGACGTTCTACAGCTTTAGTGCGTGAACGTATACGATTTACTCTAGCACCATTACCCCCACAAAGAATAAAGGCCCACGTAAATACGCTATTTACCGTAGTAAATTCTGTATCTGTTTTGTACTGAGCCATTTAAGGTCTTTCTTAGTTAAGCGGATACAATCTATTTGATCATATTTCCTGGTTATTGATAGTGCCTTTTTACTCGCATCGTTGTCAAGAACTATTGTCACCTTCGTGTATTTATTAAGTGACATTCTTAATGCAGATGTAAGTGTAGTACCTAACATCGCAACACCTGTTAGACCCTCAACATTACTTACAGCACATGCGGATGGAGCATCTTCGACAAGTATTGCATGTTCGCCGTCACCTACATGTATTCCAGCAGTGAGATCACCATAATTCCACCACTTATATCTTGAGGGGACCAGAGAGCGTCCTACAGCGCCAGTATTATCTGAGTTATAGAACAGCACTCTATTCTCACTTGGTGCGTAGCGAACCCTTATAAACCCTTTCTTGTAAGCTCCAAGGCTATTCACCGACTCCAGATAACTAATAACAAGAGGATGGTTCTCTGGACGAGATGTTATATTTGGTAAAGGCACATGCTTAGTCTTAGCCTTAGTGTTTTTGTTACCAGAAAGATAAGCTTTTGTGGCATCGATGTTTCTCTCTCCAGTATGTGCGCCTTTGACAGAACAGGATGCCCTAAAACAATTCCAAACTAACTTGCCGTCGAAACGGTCAATTGTGAACTTTTTCTTTCCGCCGCAAAACGGGCAGTCTAAGGTCTTCTTCTCCCCTTCACGGATTCGAATGCTTTTAATGACATCCCATTGATCACGATAATTATAGCCCATTTATACTACCGCATTTTTTGCAACACTTAATAAAGTTTAAGCCTCTGCCGTGCTCATCACTTATCTTTCTGTTTTCAAACACTAAAAGTATTGCGGTGCTTTCTCGTAATATCATGTTACAACATATATTACAGAGAAACATTCTATCTACCACAAATTCCTCAATAGCTATTAAGTGATTTATTTTTTCCATTCTACCTTCCCAGCTAGTGTATTAAAATAGCCTAGATAAGTAGATTTGACTACATTGTTTTGCATAGACAATAAAATTTTAGATCCGCCACTTAGTTATGGGCCTAATAACTTCTATGCCTGTATAGTATGTAGCTAACTAATTGAAATTTATCAATAATATTGGTTTCAGGCTCATAACCTGAAGGTCGTAGGTTCAAATCCTACTCCCGCAACCAACATATTGAAAAATAACAACATTTCCCACATAGGCTAAGTTAAGTTTAGTAAAGTTT